TATATTAATTCAGTTACTTAATCAAGGTAATAACCAAACACAACTTGGTAATCAGTTACCTGTTGGTAAAATTCAGTTTAACATTGGTGCATTCCAAGTTGGACCAGCACAATTTAATAGTCACATATTAGAGAAATCGTATACTCACTTTGCACGAGGCAGTTCAGAGCTTGGCATTATAGGTATGCATAACCATTGGGAGAATATGAAGTTCAGATATTTAGGTCCGAACTCAGATTTAGCACGATGGACAGTTCAAGATAGTATAAATAACAATATAAGTACACAATTTGGAATGGGTGGCGCTAGCTCACTCGTCATAACATAAGAGAGGAAATAAAATGGCAGCAATAATCACAAGTAAATTTAGACTAGATACAACGAACGCGTTCGTTAATAGTCTTAGTGATAATCAATTCTACATGGCACTGGGAAGGCCGAACGCATGGACAGACGACGCAGTTCCGACAACTCCATACGAAAATGACTATACATCACACACTTTATGGGAAAATATGTTTGCCATGAAGAGAGTTGATGCTGCAGATATTATTCATTGCTCCCCAAGAAACCTATGGGTTTCAGGTACTTCATATGTAGAATATGACGATCAAGATACAAATATAGAAAGCAAAGTATATTTTGTTATATCTGCAAACAATAACGTTTATATGTGTTTGAAGAAAGGAACAGGAGCTTCAACAACTAACCCAGATAATACAGGTGTTCAAACATCTGGTGTTATTAATCATAGTGGATCAGATGGTTATATATGGAAATACATGTATACAGTCCCAACAGCTGATGTAACTAAATTCTTAACAACATCATTTATACCGGTAAGACATATTAAAGAAACACCTCCAGCTGGTTCTGATAGTGCATTAACAAATCAATTTAGTGTTCAGACAAATGCAGTCGATGGTGCAATCTTTAATATGAAGATCACAACTGCAGGAACTGGATACACATCAGCTCCTACATTAACAATTGCAGGTAATGGTGCAAGTGCTGCAGCTACAGCTACAGTTTCTGGTGGTGCAATCACAGCTATTACAATGACTAACGTTGGTACAGGATACAGACACGCGGTTGTCACAATAAGTGGTGGCGGTGGTTCAGGTGGTGTAGTAAGACCAGTCATCGGCCCAATCGGTGGATTTGGTAAAGATGCTACTAACGACTTACGTTCACACTATGTAACAATCAATACGGTATTTACTGGCGATGAGTCAGGAGCAATACCTGATAGTAATGACTTTAGACAAATAGCAGTTGTTAAAAACCCTATTGAGAAAGCTACTGAATCAGCAACGATCTCAGCTACTGGCTCAATGGTTGTAGGTAACTTCTATAAGATCTTAACAATAGGTAATACTACAGATGCTAACTTTGCAACTGCAGGATCTACATCTGGTAACCCGGTTGTTGGAGAGATATTTAAAGCTATCGCTACAACGTTAACTGGTTCAAGTACAGGTACTATTGCACAAGTTGCAGAAGCATCGGCATACAATACATGTAAGAGTGTAACGATTCCTGCTTCATTAGCATCTACATATGTAGCGGACTTTGCATTCGAAGCTCATACAAGTGGCACGGTTGGTGCTAAAGGTATAGTGGTAGAATATAATAACACAAGTGGTGTATTACATTATATACAGAATGAATCTACTGGATTCGGAGTAATCAATGTAAATCACTTTACTCGTGCAACCGGTTCATCAGGTGCTGGTAATGATGTCACAGCAGTAGGTGCACCATTGATTAACCATCATCAAGGTGATGTTATGTTTATAGAAAATAGAACAGCAACAACTAGATCGGCGGGTCAAGTTGAAACAGTAAGATTAATAATCGCATTTTAAATAGGATAGAAACATGGCAATTTCATTTAATGTAACCCCATATTACGACGATTTTCTAACGGCCGGAGCTGATGGTTTAAGCCCTAAAGAAAAATATCAAAGAGTATTATTTCGTCCAGGTAAGGCGGTACAAGCAAGAGAGTTAACGCAATTACAAACAGCGCTGCAACATCAGATATCATCGCAAGGTGATCATTTATTTAAAGATGGTTCGGTTGTTGTCCCTGGTGCAGTTCACTTACATAATAAAATTGACTATGTTAAATTAGATTCTGTTAATGCAGCTGCTGATACGGTTGCTGAATTACTTGGTACTGAATTTAGTGATGGTACTAATAAAGCAAAAGTTATTCACGCTGCTTTAGCTACTGGCTCTGATCCTATTACACTTTGGGTACAATACACATCAGGTACAGTATTTGCAGATAATGCATCGCTAACAGCAACAGGTAGTAAGACAGCTGAAGTGAAAGCATCTGGTGCAACTGGATTCGGTTCTCTTGTATCTATTGAAGATGGTATTTATTATATTAAGAAACATATGGTTGTGGCTAAGGCCAAGACTATTGTATTATCTAAGTATACATCAAGTGTATCATTTGATATTGGTTTACTTGTCACTGAAAAATTAGTTAGTTCAGGTGAGGATGCATCATTAAATGATAATGCTACAGGTACACCTAATGTTTCGGCTCCAGGTGCACATCGTTATTCTATTACAGCAGTACTAAGTACTCAGGCAGTAAATGCTGCCTCAGGTAACTTTGTTCTTATTGCTCGATTAGAAGCTGGTGTTATTACTAAGAATGCAAACAGTGCTGATTATAATGTTCTAGCTGATACACTAGCTCGTAGAACATTTGATGAATCAGGTAACTATTATGTTAACCCATTCAAAGCACTTGTCAAAACACATCAGGCAGCAAGTCCTGATGCTACTAAATTATCTCTTGCAGTTGAGCCTTCTAAAGCTTATGTAAGAGGTTATGAGATACAGACACTAGCAACTACTAATGTTGCATTTGACAAAGCGAGAACATCAGAATTAGTTACAGATAAGCTTACAGAGGTAACTCATAATGCGTTTATCGAATGTACTCATATGACTGGCGTACCTGATATTACTACATTCGGTACAATAAGTATTGAGAATTCAGGTGGTAGTGAGATTGGTACTTGTCGTGTTCGTTCAATCGAACGTGTAAGTGGTAATGGTGCATCTACTGCTTCACGATATAGATTACATATATTCGATTTCACTGGTACAATGACCGGTGCTGTTACTCTAGATGATAAAGAAGGTACTGCATCAGGCACAACATTTGCTGCAACGATAGCTGACTCAGCTGCTACTACAGCATATAACCTTGGTACTGACAACTTAGTATTTGATCTACCATATGAAAGAGTTAAATCATGTGATAGCGTTGTTGACGAAAGTGCTACTGATGATTATAACTATAGATACGAAATTAACCGTGTATTTACTGCAGCTACTGTATCAGGTTCTGGTACTGCTACATTTACTGCTGCATCTGCTGGTGAGCAATTCGGTTCTAAAGGAGCAAACACAAACTGGATTCTAATTAACGATACTGACTCAACAGTCGGTGGTGAAGAAGTTGTTGTGGCTGACATTACAATTAATAATGCTGCATCACCTCCAAGTGTTGTCATAGCTAACTTACCTTCATCAGCTAATGGTGATAGTGTAAGACTAATTGCACCTGTTATTAAAACTGCAATTCATAAGACTAAAACATTATCTTCAGATACTTCAGTAGCTTTTGCCGCTGGTGTGTCAGGTGGATATACTGGTGACGGTCAAGCTCTAGGTAAAGCTGATGTATTTAGTTTAACCTCAGTTGTTGAGACTTCAGGATCTGCTAATGTTACTGAACATTTTGAATTAGATACTGGACAAACAGAGACTAAGTATGGTATTGGTCGTATTAAACTTAAGACCACATCAAACTATACTGCGGCTGTAGCACTTACTGTTACATATAAGTTCTTTACACATTCGGCAGGTGACTTCTTTACAGTTGATTCATATACAGGTCAAGTTGATTACTCACTTATTCCAACAACACCTGATGGTCAAGAATTAAGATCAGCTGTTGACTTTAGACCACGTGTCAGTGATGCTGGTACTAACTTTACTGGTACAGGTGCACGAACAGCATTTGCTCCAAGAAGATTCTCACAATTTGAAACTGATATTCAGTTCTACTTACCTAGAATGGATAAAGTCTTTTTAGATTCTAAAGGTAAATTCGGTGTTGTAAAAGGTGTTCCTGCGAGGCTGCCAGAAGCTGGTCATTGTCCAAGTGATTCAATGCATCTATATACATTAAGCATACCTGCTTATACATTAACTACAGCTGAAGTTGGTGTTGAATTTATAGATCAACGTAGATACACAATGCGTGACATCGGTCGTCTTGATACAAGAGTTGGTCAAGTAGAATACTATACTGCACTTAATTTCTTAGAGACTGAAGCACAGAACAGACAAATTTTAGATACAGATAATAATCCAAGATGGAAAGCTGGTTACTTAGTAGACGGATTTGCGAATACTCGTATGTCTAAGTCTTGGTCAAAAGAATATAGAGCATCTGTTGATATACCTAATCGTACACTAAGACCTGCATTTTCTCAAGGTAATGCTGCGATGGTACATCATGCATCATCTAGCACACAAAAAACAGGTGACTTAGTTACATTACCATATAGTACTGCTGCTTTAATAAGCCAGACACAGTACTCTGGTCAAATTAATGTTAACCCTTATAACGTATTCAACTGGACAGGTTCAATGGCTTTATCGCCATCGACTGATGAATGGATTGATATAGATCGTAGACCACAGGTTACCATCAACAATGATGGCGAATTTGATGCTATGGTACAAGCATTACAACCTCAATTAGGAACTGTATGGGGTGCATGGAAAACTCATTGGTCAGGCGGTGGCGGCGGTGGTTATAATGCTGTCTATACTCCTGGAAAAATGGTTGGTTCAGCCGGTGGTAGTAGAAACAGTTTTAGAGGTAGAGGTTCATGGTCATATACTTATGGCGGTGGAAGTCAACGATATAAGTCTGGTAAATCTAGAACAGGTATTCAAACAACTATTGCAGTTGAAACTTCAAGAGTTAGTCAAGGTGATAGGGTTGTAGAAGTTAACTTTGTTCCATTTATGAGAACAAGACTTGTACACTTTAGTGCTACACGTATGAAACCTGCTACTCAAGTATATGCATTCTTTGATGGTACTTCTGTAGCTGCGTTTGTTAATGAAGCTCAGCCAGGTTATACTCCTTTAGTAGGACCGAATACTCAGACTGCTCACCCAAGTGCTGCAGGTGCATTAACAACAGATGCGAACGGTGCTGTAACAGGTTCATTCTTAATACCTAATAACTCTGCATTGAATTTCACATGTGGTACAAAGGAATTTAAATTAACATCTTCTAGTGCTAACAATGATGCACTAACACATACATCAGCATTTGCAGATTATACTGCGGCAGGTCTAATTGAAACTAGAGAAGAAGTTATTCTATCAACTAGAACTCCTAGACTACAACGTCAAACTGTTGATAGTGGAGTTGTGTCATGGAGTGATCCATTAGCACAATCAGTATTACTTGATAAGGCTGCATTCATTAGTGGAATAGATATTTACTTTACTGCTAAAGATGCTGCTATACCGGTACAATTACAGATAAGAAGAATGGTTAATGGTTTCCCAACACAAGAGGTTCTACCATTCTCTGATGTTACACTTAATCCTGGATCAGTTAATATAGATGGTACAGCTACATCATTCACATTCCCATCACCTGTATACTTACAAGATAAAGTTGAATTCGCTTTTGTTCTATTAGCTAACTCAAATAACTACACAGTACGTTATGCTGAGATCGGTGGTGAAGATGCTTCTGGTAACAGAATTTCATCACAGCCATACAACGGTGTTTTATTTATGTCACAGAATGCTTCTACATGGACTGCTGACCAAACTAAAGACTTGATGTTTGTTATGAATAGATGTGTCTTTGATATCTCTGCTACACGCACAGCGGTATTAAGAAATGATGTGTTAGGTCCGAGAGCTTTAAAGAGCAATCCATTAACAACATTAGCTACAAATGCAAGTACAAATAATATAGTTAAAGTGGCTCATAGAGATCATGGTATGAAAGCTGGTGATTCAACAACATTTGCTGGCTTCGCTGCAACGAACGGTTTTACTGCAGCTGAGTTAAATAAAGCTCATACGATTACTGAAGCAACAACAGATGATTATACTATCACTATTGCTGCTGCAGCTCACGCTAATGCTATTACTGCCGGTAACGGTGGTGGTACTGCGGCTACAGCACTTCAAAATCTAGATTGGAATACAATGCTTCCTGTTATTCAAAACATTGTACTACCTGATACAGCTCAGTCATGGACTGTTAATACATCACCTAAATCTTCTGGATCTATATCAGGAACTGCTCAAGCGGTTACTGCTAATGATAACTATACACCATTACTTCCTCAAGTTATTAAGTCTGGTTCAACACATACAATACAGCTTAATGGTTCATTCTCTTCGACGAATAATTACTTATCGCCGGTTATTGATATGGAAAGATCATCTGTAATTGCTATTGCAAACAGAATTGATAATAACACTGGTTTAATTGATGCTACAGATCATTCTGGTCTTACGATTGTTGCTGAAACAGATAAGGTTGATGGTACTTCATTAGCTAAGTATGTAACGAAGACGGTTGAACTAGCAGTTTCATCAGATCAAATTAAAGTTTATGTAGATCTTAATAGACCAAATGGTACATTCATTGATTTATATTACAAGACTGGTAATACTTTAGCAACTTTTGATGCTGGTGCATGGGTCTTACAAACAAACGTGTTAACTAATGTTGCATTCTCAGATGGATCTTCTTATGAAGAGACAGAATACACTATTGATCCTACT